TTATATGAAGGTCCCATTATTATACTTATTTTTAGCTGAACCATATGATATTTTTGATAAATCTGATACGAAACTCTTCAAATTTATATCCATATCTTCTTTGAGGCCGTACTCAGATAAAATATTCCAAATTACTTTTTCTCTGCTTTTTTCTGGTTTCTTATATATGTTTTGAAGTCTTTTATCAACATTTTCTCTTATATACTTAATAATAATTATGTCACAATAAGCCAATAAATCTATATCCTCAATTAGCTGCTTATCAAGTTGATATACATACTCAATCATAGCTTTGATCATTGATGCGATTTCCTTAAAAGTGGGTGTTTGCTTTTTTTCAAATCGTTCTAGAGTTAATAAGATATCCATTCCATTATGCCTTTCCATAATTTTATCTCTATCACGTTTTAATAAATTTATGACCTCATCTAAAGGTTTATTTTCGGCCTTATAATGAACCAATCTATTTCTCCAGCAAATCATTAAATCAACAATCGAGGAATTAATTTGATCAAATTCATAAGCTTTTCCAAAACTCAAAAATGAGTGATAAACACTTTGATTATTTTTATCTATATCTTTTTGCAATGAATTATTATTTATCAATTTTGGTTCTTCATAACTCATCCTAAAATACATGTCTAAGTTATCTACTGTCCATGACATCGCAGATTTTATTGAAAACTCACGACTTCGATCGGCAGAAGCAACTTTGTCTTTTGGGTTCCAAGAAGTACTAAATTCTTCGTTTTTTTCAATGACTCCAGCTTTAACTCCATCTAATCCAACTAATATCGTTATTAAATAATGGTTCGCTTGACCTATTTCTCTTTTAAATAGTTTTAAATTTTTTGATTTCATACTTACCTTCGTTTTGGTGCCTCATATAAGAATCGAACTTATGTCTACCACTTTAAAGGATAAAATCTATAAAGGTGGTCGGCTTATCCAGTTTGCCCAATGAGACATATTACACTTTCTCCCAACAAATCTGTACACTAAGTTAGGTAACATCATTTATATCATACTGGTATATTAAAATTAACATACTAAAAGTACGGCAGTAGGTGATACAATATCCACGCTTAGCTAATGGTTACGTCATCTTTCCGCACAAAAGTCTATAGTTGTGCACATCCTATATGGGGTAATAATATTTACTCTGCCATGAACTAGTTCAGTTTTACTTGATTTAAAAAACTTAAAAATACTTTGTTCTATACAGACTATTTTTATTTCATTAAGAAATGTGTTACTTTAACAATAGTCAAGCCGTAATCGACCAAGAAATTCTTTTGCTCTTCCGTATAGGTTTTTCTTTCTGCTATTGCTTCGTTCGTCGCATGCCTAAAGCACTGCATTTTCTTTCTATAGCTTGTCACTTTATCGTTAGAAATATAATCAAAACAAACCATAGGATAATCAGGCGTGATAAACTTTCCATTTTTCTTTAATAAATTTTCTATCAAGTTTGCTATCTCCGCAAGTTTTTCATCTGTGCTCATATTATTAAAAGATGCTTGACGATTTGATATCTCAACAAACTTTTGATTTATCAAATGATCTATAACAATATGACTAGAGTTCTGCTCGAAGGTTAAACTTGCAACTAATTTTCTTCTAACTGCATATCTAACGGTTCCATTATCATCTTCTCCCTGAGTAATAATTCTGTTTCTGATTTCTCCATAAGTAAAGTTACTGGGATCTATAGGTGGTCTCGCTAACAATCTTGGGAATTCTTTTATCACATATCCCATTTTATATAAATAATACGTTATAAGATTAAACCAACACTTATTTTCACTACAAGAAATGTGGATTGTCAACACTTTTTTAGACAGATTTTTTGTGGGCTAATTTCCGATAGGCATCTGGTGTGAGATACCCCAATGACGAGTGTATTCGAATGTTGTTGTACCAGTTGACATAATCAGAAAGCATGAGCTTTAAATAATCCAATCTGTCAAATGCGTATTGGTTAGCGAATTCTGTCTTGAAGACTTTAAAAGCGCTTTCAGCAACAGCATTGTCATAAGGGCAGCCTTTGTTGCTCAAGGAACGTTTGATATTAAAGGTTTCAATAACACCGTCAATCACATTATTTTTAAATTCACTTCCCCGGTCAGTATGGAAAATTGAAATCTGATCCAACCGGTATCTGATCCTGGCAAAAGCTTCATAAACCAGCTGTGCGGTTTTGTTTGGCCCGGCGCTGTATCCGATAATTTCCCGATTGTAAAGATCAACGATCAGGCAAACATAGTTCCATTTTCCACCAACCCGAACATAAGTCAGATCACTGACCGCCACTTCCAGTGGTGCCCGTCCATTAAATTCCCGGTTCACTTCATTGGGGACTGGATCCTGATTAACTGGTTGTTTATGGACTTTGTATTGGGCGACGGTATAATTCGAAACGAGGCCATTCTCCCGCATAATGCGACCAATCCGTCTTCGGGAAGCAACAATCCCTTTGACTTCAAGTTGATGTTTGATTTTGCGGGTTCCGTAATTCTTGCGGCTCATTTTGAAAATTTCAATCACATCCGCGATAATCGGATCGACTCCATTCGTCTTTTTTGAAATGTAGTAATAGGTACTTTTGGGGATATTCAGGACTCTGCACATTGCTGATACCGAGTAGCGGTCTTGATTGGCTCGAATAACCTCTACTTTCGTCCTATGATCAGCGCTGCCTGCTTTAAAATGTCGTTTTCCATTAATAAACGTTGGTTTTCTTTTCTCAAGCGGATCAGTTCATTTTCTTCATCAGTGCGGTTGTCATTTTCTTTGAACGAGCCTGAAGACTGATGTTGTTTGATCCATTTATCAAGTGACGATGCCGTCAAATCATATTCTTTAACAATTTCACTTCGGGGTTTTCCGTTAAGGTACAACTGCACCATCTGGTTTTTGAATTCATCGGTAAAACTTCGTCTTGGTCTTTTGGTCATTTGGCAGGTCTCCTTTATTTATTGTTTTTATTTTACCTGCCCACAATTTTATTGTCCAGTTTATTGTAACCTATCCAATGTTTACATCTGGCTGGCATAATTCTCTAAATTTTGTTATCGCTTCCTCTGTATCATACACTTCAAATTTGTAATCATCTACTTCCTCATATCCACTAAAAATATTGTATATCGCATTAACATTCTTAATTGAATCATAAAAACGATAATGATATTCTTCTTCTAGTATATTTTGAAAATAAAATTCTTTTATGTCCATTTATCTAATCACTCCAAATCTTTTATGTGATTCTATAATAATTTTTCAAAAACTCATCACTAAAAGTTATTATTTTATATACTTACCTACTTGCTTTAATTGATACATACTGGTTCTATGCCAAGATTTAGTATAAACTAAAATGAAAATTTTAACACTGTCATTTTAACCTTCTATACGCAAACTTTCGTTTTGCATTTTAGTAAAAATTTTTTCAAAATTATCCGGCGACTTATAATCGCAATGACTGTGAATACGGGTTGTATTGTAAAAGGTTTCCAAATACTCAAAGATCAGTCTATAAGCATGGTTATAATCAAGGATTTTAAAACGATTGAACCATTCGCATTTAATGATGGCAGGAAAGGATTCGATGTAGGCGTTATCCCTGGGAAATACCATTTTAGAATAACTACGCTGCATTTTTGTCGTTGCTTTCTGGTATTCTTTTGAAACGCACTGACTGCCACAATCACTGCAAATGATCAAGGGCACAACAAGTTTTCGGGAGTATAAATCCATGATACTGGTTAAATAAAAAAATCCGTCCATTGTCCAAATATAAGTAATATCACTGCATCACATGACAAAGGGTCGTTTCATTTGTCATGTGATGCAGTGTTTCAAATTTTGTACAAACTCTAAAAAACTGATATAGTGATAATTTTCCCCTTGTTCTTTTAACTCTATTTTACTACAACTTATACGGTATCGTCAAAGCTTCTTCCAAACTCCAGCCCTCTTTTATTCGATCCTTAAAGATATAGCTTTTGATTCCCCAATAAGCCCACATCTCTTTCTCGGTGTCAAACTTCTTACCCAAATGATCAACTACCGTATTCGGATTTTTGCCTTCTAAAGCTTCTTCTAATGACCAGCCATCTTTTATCCGATCATTAAAAACATACTCCTTAACGCCCCAATAGCTACACATTGCAGATTTTGTTTTAAAGCCCCTGCCTTGATGATCCTTAATGCTATCCGGTTGTCTACTTTCTAACGCCTCTTCTAATGTCCAATTTTCAGAAAGTCGATCTTTAAACACATAATACTTAACACCCCAATAGTTACACATCTCTTCTTCAGATTTATAGCCTCTGCCTTTATGGTCTACTACCTTAACTGTCAAACATCAAGTCTTGCTTATAATAAACATAATGTTAACTTTCCATTTATGTACTGATTAGCACCAACTATAATTTAATGCGCAATTTTTGCCAAGTGTCAAGGGAAGTGAGTTTAATGCATCCTACATGGGTAAAGTCCTCGGAAAATAAAACCATCTCATTATTCATCAATAAAGCATAATAAGTTTCATATCCAGGTGAAAGCTTTGTACGCGCTTCTGATACCATTGATAAAGCTTCTTTAGCCCTATTACAAAGAACCTCTATTGGATTGTCATGAGAGTTTTCAATAACTAGTCTACTCGGATTGAAAAAAAGCAAATGCTTTTTAGTACAAATTATTCGATTGAGGCTTTTTATAGTTTCTTTCATATATCTATCTGCTTTATCTTCTAATACAATCTTGTTTTTTTCGTTTAGATGTAAACTACGACTGACAAAAAATCCCCAAATATTTGGAAATAGCAAAGATGGTTCTCCGCGCATGGATACTTTTGAAGGAGTACTCATTGTCACTCCTGTACATAGCGTTACCTCAGTAAGTCTTGTTTCATTCACATTTTGTGCTCCTTCTTGGCTAAGTAAGCGCTTAAAATCTATGCTGTAACAACCATTCTTTCCAATTGCATCGCATTGACCTTTAGACTCAGATTTTGGAGCAGAAAAGCCTCCACCGCTCTTTTCGATGAAAAAGGAAATGCGATTTAGACATTCCAACAATAAAGGCTCATAATTTTTCTTATCGTAAAACTGTTCCTTTGGCATTTCAAATTTAATACTTGATTCCATAAATACGCCTCAAATCATATTCGCAGTATAGCCATAACCAGACCTAATTCTAATTGCCAATTATTGCTATAACGCCCACTATTTTTCTCTTTCACCACTTTATCGCCATATATTCAAATCTTCTAATGCCTTGTTTCAATATAATTGCTATTAATTATACATCTTTTGTCAAAACACATCCACAATTATCCTAAAAGAAAGGACTGAATTTATGGATAACATTTTCCAAAACTTAGTCCCTTATTGCGCTATATTTTCTTAAAATCTACCTGTTGCTAATATCTTCGTGTAATTAAATTATACTAAAATTCTTCAAAGCATCTTTAATTGCTTCTACCTTTTCAGGCGTTGGATGTTTTCTTGAATTTTTAATTCTTCTACTGCATTTGAAGCATCAAACATTGATAATCCCAAATCTCTTTTCACTTCTACAATATAAGCTGTATACACTTTGAATCCGTACTTGCTTTCTACATACTCTTGTATCATTTTATAGGTTACTTTTTCCGCTTGGTCTATAATCCTCAGCTTTTTCAGCAATCTTGCCTATAGGTATTTTCCCGTCACCTTCGCCAAACTCCACATTTACGTTGATATGTGTGTCTGCATTTTTGTGGGAAAGGAGTACTACCGTTTCAACGTGCCCGGTATAGTGAGTGTTCATCTTGTTACGTATTTTACTATGCATTACTATTCTTTGAAAATAGCTTCACAAAAGCATTTTCAATGACTCAGTTTTCATTTTTGTTCAGTTTTATATTTTAATGGATCTTAACATTTTTTATTTTAGGTGGACAAGACGTGGACAAGATAAACTGATGCCGAAGAACAACCTCAAGAATCCCCGACAATTCAGACATGTTAACACAACCGCTTCTATGGCTGTTTCGATTGAGGAAGCAAGTAAGTAGGGTATAGCCCCATTTGTTACGGTATCATGCGATTTCAAGCAGGTTCAATTGAGATAAATTTCAATCGTATGACACAAGTATGACACAGGTATGACACAACGGTATGACACAACGGTATGACACAAATTTTATATATTAAAACCCAGGTTTTTAAGCCTGGGTTTTTTGATTCGTGGTTTTCTTTGGACATCCTGATTAAGCGTCAGATGAGAATATCAGTGTAATTACACCTTGAAGTTATCTCGCCATTTTATCGCCACTTTTCTATAATAAATAAAATACTTTGACTTGATCATACCATACATTTATAAAACTATAAAACGCAAACAACTCATTTTATTTAATGCTAATTAGAAGTTAATCCTCAATAAAAGTATTTTTATATCGATATCAAAATATCGCATATTCAATAATATCTTCTATAATTATTAACAAACTTAAACTTTTTAATATTGAAATAAACCAAACCATTTGCCCTTGCTTCAAGCAGTTTGGTTTTAATTCTTTATGTGATTACTTCTTTCTATTATTTCAAATAGCTAGTTAAATCTAAACGCACTATCAAAATAAAGTTAATATTTTTAAAAAATAATAACTTATTGTCAATAGTAACACAATTGATTTAAGAAAATAAGTTAACTTTTTATAAGATGAATTCACCTTACTGACTACATACTCTTTGTTGTATAAAAGAGTAATCTTTATTTCAATATTTTTTTTACGTACACGCTTCATTCATGCTCCTCCTAAAATATAAATTAAAGGAGATACAAAAATACCAAGCTTTCCCAAATCTCAACTTACTTACTTACATAGTTTGCATTGGCAAGGAGGAAGTAAACATCTCAAAGAAACTAAGGATAAAAGCAGGCTCTCGTTAAAATAACGAATAAACATCACTATGTTTATCGATAAGAACTAGTTTTGACTCAGCCAAAAAGTAAGGAAATCTAAAACTAGAGAACTTAAAGTTTCTTTTTTTAGCATGTACGGCAGAAAAGGGAATGTTTAATAGCTCCATACTATTATACATTTATTTGTTCTATTTATAAAGGTTTCGCTAAAAATTAATGTTTTCAGGGATAAGATCTATTTGTAGATATTGTTCTATATAAGAATGCTATGAAGAAATAAGCTTGTATAACCAATAAATATCTTGGATAGGTTACAATAAACTGGACAATAAAATTGTGGGCAGGTAAAATAAAAACAATAAATAAAGGAGACCTGCCAAATGACCAAAAGACCAAGACGAAGTTTTACCGATGAATTCAAAAACCAGATGGTGCAGTTGTACCTTAACGGAAAACCCCGAAGTGAAATTGTTAAAGAATATGATTTGACGGCATCGTCACTTGATAAATGGATCAAACAACATCAGTCTTCAGGCTCGTTCAAAGAAAATGACAACCGCACTGATGAAGAAAATGAACTGATCCGCTTGAGAAAAGAAAACCAACGTTTATTAATGGAAAACGACATTTTAAAGCAGGCAGCGCTGATCATAGGACGAAAGTAGAGGTTATTCGAGCCAATCAAGACCGCTACTCGGTATCAGCAATGTGCAGAGTCCTGAATATCCCCAAAAGTACCTATTACTACATTTCAAAAAAGACGAATGGAGTCGATCCGATTATCGCGGATGTGATTGAAATTTTCAAAATGAGCCGCAAGAATTACGGAACCCGCAAAATCAAACATCAACTTGAAGTCAAAGGGATTGTTGCTTCCCGAAGACGGATTGGTCGCATTATGCGGGAGAATGGCCTCGTTTCGAATTATACCGTCGCCCAATACAAAGTCCATAAACAACCAGTTAATCAGGATCCAGTCCCCAATGAAGTGAACCGGGAATTTAATGGACGGGCACCACTGGAAGTGGCGGTCAGTGATCTGACTTATGTTCGGGTTGGTGGAAAATGGAACTATGTTTGCCTGATCGTTGATCTTTACAATCGGGAAATTATCGGATACAGCGCCGGGCCAAACAAAACCGCACAGCTGGTTTATGAAGCTTTTGCCAGGATCAGATACCGGTTGGATCAGATTTCAATTTTCCATACTGACCGGGGAAGTGAATTTAAAAATAATGTGATTGACGGTGTTATTGAAACCTTTAATATCAAACGTTCCTTGAGCAACAAAGGCTGCCCTTATGACAATGCTGTTGCTGAAAGCGCTTTTAAAGTCTTCAAGACAGAATTCGCTAACCAATACGCATTTGACAGATTGGATTATTTAAAGCTCATGCTTTCTGATTATGTCAACTGGTACAACAACATTCGAATACACTCGTCATTGGGGTATCTCACACCAGATGCCTATCGGAAATTAGCCCACAAAAAATCTGTCTAAAAAAGTGTTGACAATCCATCTCATCACCCCATATTTAAAAGCCCACACACCGTAAGGCCCTTTAATATAAGGTCAATTTTTAGTAATTCGTGATTATTACTTCTTTGTATTCTTTATCTTTTCCATCATACCGCTCAAGCAGCGAATTTCTCCGGCTGACTTCAATCAGGTTAAAGCCTTGGTACAATTCCCGGACAAAATCATCATTGTTATAACTCAGTATAAACTTTCCTTTGATTTCTTTCAAGCAGTCTCTTAATCTTATATGATCAGCATCACCAAAGCCGGCCTGATAATATTTTTCAGTGCCATGATAAGGTGGATCAAGATAGAAAAGCGCACCGGGCCGATCATGAACTTTGATGATCCGTTCAAAGTCTCTGTTTTCAATCACCACGCCGTTCAGCCGATCACTGATCTCGCTCAGATAGTCGGTACTTTTGATCAGGTTTTTCTTCGTCCCACCATAGGTCTTTCTATCAGCTCCATATGATGTTTTGATGATCATGAAATAACGCCCAGCACGTTGAATATCGGTTAATCCACGCATATCCAATTGAGACTTGAAGTCGTCGAAAAACTCCCGGGAATTGAGAACTCCGGTTATTTCTTTTTTAACCTCATCCGGATGATACTTCACGCACCGGAACAAATTGGTCAGCTGACCGTCATAATCATTATAAATCTCCAGATTGGCATGCTTATCTTTTGCAAAGAGCACCCATCCGGCACCGCCAAAGACTTCAATGTATCGATCAAAGTCCTTTGGAAACATTTCAATTATTGTTTTTCTTAACAGGCGTTTCCCGCCAATCCATTGTATAAAACTATTCATTTTTCCTCCTAAATATTAAATATGGCCACCCGAAGGTGGCCGTGAAACTCACTTGACAAATTTTCGGTCAAGATCATTGTATCTTCAATTTCAAAATGTCAAGATCTCTCTATATCTTAAAACCAATCGTAAATCCCTTGAACAACGACCTCACCAAATGCTGAAGCATTGGTCAATAACCCGATGTCGGGTCGAATACCGCCAGTCTCAAAGATGCAGGCCGTCATTCCCGTGTCGGCAACCTCCCAATCGTCTCGCTGGATCACACCCCGGGTACCGAGTCCCAGACGAACTTGAGCTGAAGCAATCAGGCAGTTTGCAATCCGGATTCCGTCGCCACTCCCTGGGTAGACGATTGGCAGCGTTCCGGACGGGGCTTTATTATAATCGCAGTGCAGCGATACATAAACATCAGCCCCCCATGAATTCGCTTCGTTAACGCAAACGGCAATGTTTTTATCATTGTCTGTGTCAGCATCGGTCAGGACTGTAAAGCCCATATTTCGCAGTTTAGTTGCAGCCACTTTTCCAATGGCCAACATTAAATCCGCTTCAGTATACTGGCCGTCCACGCATCCGCAGTCCCAAGAACCATCTGAGCTGATACCATGACCAACTGCCAGATAAATCTTTCCTGATTTCTGGCCTTGCACAGTTGCTGCAGGGGTTGGAGTCGGCACGAGAATAGGAGCAGGAGCAATTTCGAACGTAGATCTGTGATCGTCAACGCTAATTGGCTCAGCACTTTTTAATAGACGAATTGCTTCGATTCTTAGCCCCCCACCAGTTGTACCGGCCATTTCTCCATTTCTGGCAAAATCTAGCCATCCGACATTTTGGACATGAACCTGATAATTGAGATTTTCGCATTCAATTTCAATTGCCTCGATCCGCAGACCCTGGCCGACTGTACCGGCAATTTCATCTTCTTTAACCCAATCCATCCAGCCAATATTTTCCACATAAACACGGTATCGGTCAACGCCTTGGATTCGGATCGCTTCAATACGCAAACCCTCACCAACTGTTCCAGCCAACCGCCCTTCCTGGACCCAAGCACCCCAGCCTTTATTTTCGACATGAACTTTATATAATAATGTGTCAGCCATTTTATTCACCCTCACTTTCATTTTCTGTTTCTGAATTATCCCCGATTTGCTTCAATGCTTTTTTCAATATGTCAGGAATAGGCACCCCTAAATTTCCGGCGTTTTCTAATAAACTTAATCCTTCATTTGCAATAAAAAGCAGGCACACAATATTTTTAAAATATGCGCCCCCTTGGCCAGTTGCTAGATCGATCTGAACCGCTGTCATGACAACAAACAGTTCCGCTATCTTCTTAAACAGGCTTTTAAGCCCGATGGCTGATGAAAGTGTTTTTGTTACGTAAGCAACCATCAGACCGGTAATATAATCAATCGCCATTAAAGTCACTAATACGCACATCAAAACGTCCCATCCTCCAAATATCCACGTCACAAATCCTACTACTGCTGTAAAAATCCCCGATGCAATCGGGCTGTCTGCAAAATATCTCATTATTTTTTCCTTTCTTTTTGAGCAATAAAAAAACAGCCTAAGCTGCTGCGTTTAGAAGTTCAACAAGTTCTGTGTATTCTTCCTGAGTGATCCGATCGTTAAGTAAGAAAACATCAAGTTTTACCATCATTGCTTCTTTTGTTCCGTATCTACCATTTTTAATAACGGTTTTACAATATGAATATGTCATCTGATTTCGCCTCCTTTCCTATAATCCTAGTTCGATGTTTGATAATCTAAAATCCAGATCAACCATATATTCAGCGGTTGAATCCTCAATAATTTCAATTTTTTTCTCAATCGGAATATATGGTTGATATCCTTCATCTTTTACAAAACCATCTGATGGGGTGTATTTATAAGCTTGTGCCGAAACACTATTCGGAGCATCTACTTCTTTGTAGATATTAAAACATTCTGAATCTGCAAGAATACATTCAAAACCGCTATTATCAAAAACTTTAATTCCATTAGAAACAATATCAGCTTTTACAGCTATATAAACAATTGAATCATTTTTTTTATCTGTAATTATTACCATTTTATAACCCTCCTGTTAATGTGAAAACTTTTACCATCTCACCTGCGCTGCCCTTTGTTTTTGAAACCCCTTGAATACCTTCTGATAAAGTGCTTTGTTTTACACTTTCAATAATATTGATTATTCTACTGACAATGTATTGATTGCCGTCACTGTAAATATTCATCATTTTTTTTGTCCCAATAATTATAGGTGGAGGACTTTCCCGTACGTTTTGACTGTAAGTGATATAACGTGTTTCTGGAATAATATTATCCCCTATGAGGTTCAGAACCATTGCATTGTGATAAAACGGGTTTGTCCCACTTGCGAATGTCATAATTGATTTTGTGCTTGACAAATTTGTAATGCTGACAAAGAAGAAAGCAGAAAAATAACCTAAGAATCTAGATGTTGTATCAATTGTAATTGTATTTCCATTAATACTTACGTTGTAAAACTTGATTGAAGCTGGGCTTGTTCCATCAAGATGCAATACACATGCACGTATATCTGAAACAAACCAAACATAAATATTTGATGTTCCAACATAAGGTGTCAACACTACACTTCCGGCACTTATCGTAGTTCCAGATATTGTAAACACTACACAACCTACATAATTTGAAGCATCGAATCCGACAAGAATGGTTCCATCGGCTCTCTGTCTAAAAAATACTGATGCTGAGTAACCATTAAAAAACATTATGTCTGTTCCTCTTGTTGTTATGCTTGTCCCTGAAAATGTCAATATCGTGGCCAAACACTGTGAACCCCAACAATAAGTAAACAATAATGTTGAGCCACTTAAAACAAGCACATCCAGCGGCGCAACTCCAATATTATAGGCACCACCTAAACTCAATGAGGTTCCGTTAAAACGAACTATTTTTAGTGTTTTTACTGTGTTGCTGCTCACTGTGTAGGCAATAATAGCTGTAGTATCCGTGAGTTTTTTAATTTTTAATTCACTGTCGATTTGAGATCCACTTACATTGATAGGAGTAGTAACTTGAGTTATTGTTGCACTTGTAATATTTAACACCGAAGCGTAACAAACCCCATCGCTTCCTTTTCTGTAGCAAATCATTACTTCCGTATCATTTAATTTTGCTGCCTTAATATAATTGACTGAAAAATTACCAAGGGGATTATTCGCAGTTCCAAGCGATATACATCTAATAAATTCAACAAAATCACCTGCTGAAACTGTATTTCCGGCTTGGATAATATATTCTTTAATAATCCCATTTATTTTCGCCCCACAGCTTTGTCCATTTAATCTCGCTCTACCCATATCAACCACCCACCAATTCCACATTAATTGCCGTTGTCGGTATTTCTTCCAGACAGGTAACCGTCATCGTATCCGTCGTACAATCAATATAGCTGATCGTATTCCATGCTTCTTTTTCTAATAACGCCGTTTCCAAAGTTGCGGAATAAATCGGATTAATGTCGGGTCTTGAATCAGTCAGCCCAGAAACTGTAACGGCAACCGAATAAGGTGCGGTACCACTCCATCCTGTTGTAGGTATGATTGACGTTAATAGCCTTTCCTGAAGATCAAGTCGTGTGTCAAGCGACGCAATATCAGCCGTATGATTGCTGATCGATGTTTCAGCTATTGTCACCCGATCAATTAAATCATTTATTTTATTTAATAAATTCGCGGCTGTGTTCTCATCTAATGTATCCTGTAAATCTGCAAACCAGGTATTGAAACTACTTTGAAATGCTGATAACATTACCGCAATATCTGTTGTTGCATCGTCAACCGTTTCCAAATACCACGCCTGATACTGATTAAATAACGTCGTCGTATCCACCTGATCAAACAAACCATGCACAATCCCACAATATGCCGTATTTAACCTCAAATCGGTTATATTGGACTGCGATATACTCACCGCACCATTTTCAATGTAAATATCCGCCAACCCTAACTCATAGGCATCCGCATCTCGTTGCAATGCCGGAGCTGCTGGTGAACTGGCAAATGATCCTTTTTTTACCTTACTGTAGGTGTCACGCTCTAAAGTTATGTCACTTACAACAATACGGTCAATTCTTTTTAAAACGCCATCTGCTACCTCAAGCGTAATGACCTTATCCGCCGTATTTTCATAAAACACGCCATTGACCCACGCTTTTCCGGCCTTAACCGTCACCGTCATGTCGCCGTTGGCAATTACTTGCAAATTGGTGCTCGGATTCGGATAGACACCATTGCCGATAAAACTTCCTAAAAATCGTGCCCAAAAATCAGCCTTGTATCGCCGGTCCCCATTCGCTGAATTATGAAACCCACTAATTTCTCCCATCAAGCCACCCCTTTCATAATAGTTTTATTTTCTGTGCAATTGTCCGGGGCATCTCTTTCCCGAAGACAATATTTATTTCCATGCCTGATTCCTCATAGACTTCTTCAATCTCATTTATCCGGCTGTCAATGGCAATTCCCCATTTTCTGGACAAACACGTCACAATATCACCAAGATCAAAATCCGTTTTGTATCGTAAATTCGAATTCAGGTTTATGCCATTCTCAAAGGTCTGCACCTTTTTGGTGTCGGTGAGCGTTTCATTTCCTTTACTGGCTAATAAAGCGTTGTACTCAGCCTCTGTCATAGCCACATTATTAACCATATTCGATAGGCCCTTCTGATCATTGAACACTTCAAACCGTTCCAGTCCCGAACCACTTCCCACCGTCACAAGACGCCGATCAGCGTCTTCACCGATTCCTCCAACTAACACGACATTCTTGAAATCCATGATGCTATCGGTATATTCCTGATCCAGAATATTGTCAAATTCTTTGCTGAAAATGCACTGAGGATTAACCGTCTGGCTTGATGTCCGATCCAACCCTTGAAAGATTTCAAACTTTAATTTCTTTAACGACTTGTCAAATCGGACTCTATTTCCAAGTTCTGCTTCCATACATAATGCCTCAATTGTTTTGAGTAAGTTCTGGTAGGAAACCTGAAAATTAACATTACCAGCAAAATTGCCAAGATCACCAAGTATCAGCGTTTCAATAATGCGGTCTGCATCCGTAGGATTGATACAGTTTTTATCAACCAACGCTCGCATCGCCAGCTCATAAGTGGTATTGAGAATTTCGGTTCCCCAAATGATGCGCCGATTCAGATAACCTTCTCCCAATTTTCCTTTGACAATCAGGTTTTCTTTTCCTTCTTCATCCTTTTTAATATTTCGGTATCCAATGTAACCAACCTCATCGCTGTCATTCTTTCTGATGACATTGTCCTGGGCCAACAATAGGATATTTTCGACGGTAAATGGACAATGTAATTCAAATTCGCCACACTCAGAATAACGCCTTACCCAACGAAGGGAACCATAAGTATCCATAACATTCTGCAAAGCCAGCGCTTTATTGTAAATATACAGCTCCATCCTACACCCCCAGATAATTGTTGTAATGGTAGATGGTCACTTCCAGATTATCCAGTCCGGAATCGGCATCATAACGAAACAAGTTATCACCTTTATCAAGCTGCAGGAAGGTTGAATCCTCATCGATGCTATAAAACGCATTTGTTTCCACGCCATTGAGCTTGCTAATAATCCGCTTATCCCCAAAATAGGTGGATATTGAAATCACTTCCCCGGCTGCCATGGCTTTCTTGATCTTAATAAATTCCCTGGTGTTGACATTAAAAAGCGACGGGTTAGTGAGCGTAGCCAATGCCTTAAACTCAATCCGGATACCCGTTTCGACATCGCCATCATTCAAACAGTTCACAATCAGACTCGGTTCCCGGTGACCGATCTCAATGCCGGTGTCCTCCGGGATCTCCAAATCAAATTCAAAGTCTCCTACCCACAAGGCAATTTCATCCCGGCTTTCCTGTAGATCCTTCCAGAATGGCTCATAGGCCGTTAGGTTAATCAGACCGGTACCGGATTTAATCGCATCCTTTAAAAATGGGATCTTTTCCGGGATGCACTTAATTTTACGTTCCTTAAGATAATCGTTATAGACCAGATAGCCCTGGCCAAGCTTCGGGTTAAAAACCCGGTAGAGCTTTTCTTTGTACTGATTATATAAGCCAGATGTACTTGCGATAATCACAACCGTAAGATTTACGTCTTTGGGATCTAGGGTGTTACCAAGATAGGTTTCCCCGTCCTGGCCAACACCTTTGAAATTATAGTTATTAACGCCCTGACTTTCTTCAAATTTCTGCAAAATAAAAGGGGCTGAATTGCCAAAAAGCAACTCTTCCCCTAAGGAATTGATGTATTTTATTTTCCGCATTCCAGCCTCCTAAGTCATTAATAATTCCTGCACTGACCGCTTTAACAGCTTAGCCGTTTTGGCAGGCGATAAAGCCGTTGGGCTGTTAATGGTGACCTTCATGGTCACATTGCCTCTTGCAAGCAGCTCGCTTGTTTCAGCATCGTAAACCCTTTCGCCACCTTTAAAATTAACCAGCTCTGGGCCTTTTTCTCCGACCCAATGTAAACCTGCAGTAGCATAATTGGTTCCAGATGCATATCCGAAGATACTGGCCGGATCTACCTGCTCACCATCTTTAATAACGGAGAAATGCAAATGGGGGCCAGTGCTATTTCCGGTATTTCCGGAAAGACCAATCGTCTGCAGCTGGGCGACTAAGTCACCAACATTTACAAGCACCTCGGAGAGATGCCCATAAAGTGTTTCAAGACCATTACCGTGGTCTATGGTTATTGAATTTCCATAACCTCCATTCCAACCGGCTTGAATTACTGTCCCAGCTCCGGCGGAGCCAACAGGCGTTCCTTCTGGCACGCCGATATCAATCCCTTGATGATATTTTGAACCGACATCTCCAACATCATCACGATTGCCGAACCATGAGGTGATACTTCCGTTTACTGGAGCTACCAAACTACCAAAATCAGAACCGCCAATACCAATGCTCTTGAAGAATTCTGCTGCACCGCTACCAACGAAGTCAATAGCAGCTTTTAAATTGAAATTTCCATTGGCAAATGCTGATTTGATATCTTCAACCATGTTGTTGACAAACGCCATCAAATTATCACCGTTCAGGCCGTTAATAAGACCTTGGACGATATATTTTCCAATTTCAAGCATGACCCTGGCAGGTGAGTGAATTCCGAAGCCTTCTTTAAACTTGGTGATAACATCGTTGACAAGACTGGTTACAGCTCCATAAACATTTCCAGCAGTTTCCTGAATTCCCGCAACCATTTGATTTAACATGTCGCTAGCAATGTTTTTCAGGTCGGTCGGTAAATTTTGAATTTTTGAAATGATGTTGTCTTTGACTTCCTGCCATTTTTTCCCGGCAGTCTCTTTTATTTCTTGCCATTTCTCGGGCAAGTCTTCAACAATTTCCCTTGCTTTATCAGTAACATTCAGGAAAATTTCACCAGCCTTTTGAGCCAGATCATCCCTGATCGCTGCCCACTTCGTTTGAGAATCATCTTTGCTGGTTTGCCATTTGGATGCCACATCATCAGCGGTTTCTTTTATTTTACTGGTAACCTTTGAATAAATTTCACCAACCTTACTGGCCAGATCATCCCGGATGTTCGCCCATTTCGTCTGAGTATCACTTTTTGTTTCTTCCCATTTAGCAGCAACACCCTTTGCCATCTCGGTTATCTTCCCAATCGTGTTGTCATAGATCGTTTTCCAGGCATTCTCAAGGAAGGTTACAACCCCATTCCAGGTATCGGTTGTATGCTGTACAATGCCATCCCAAATACCTTTTATAAAATCCAAGATACTTTGAAATATCAGGCTCACCCAATTGTAAAGCCCTTGAAAAACATTAGCTAGAAAATCAACCGCATTCTGTCCCATAGCCTTGGCAAATTCCCAGGCTGATGCCCAATCTCCATTTAGCAGGGCAAAGACCATGCCGACAAAATTACTGATGAAACTGAGCAGATTACCGATAGCTTCAATAAATGGCGCAATGGCCACAATAATGTTCGCAAAGCCGTCGATAAAACCATTAATAAAATCTTTAACGATTGGTATTATCTGATTCCCTATGAAATCACCGATCTGTCCAAGCACCGGGCCGATCCCATCAATAAAACCCTGGAACGCCTCTTTAGCCGGAGCTAACGCCTCAGAAATGCGACTAAACGCTTCAAATGCATGGACGCTTACGGAGTTAAATGCCATTTCTGCCGATTTTCTAAACGTCTCTGAATTCTGCCATGCGCCGACCAGTATCGCAATAAAACCAGCAATAGCCGCCACAACAATCGCCACCGGACCCGTTAACGCCGCCAAAGAAGAACCCATTCCCACAGCCCCCTCGGCACCAAGGCCAAAGGATGCTGATGCTGTTCCCAAGGCTCCGTTAAGCATACCCCCGGTGGCAAATAGTCCGGCAACGTTGGACACCGCCCCAGCTAAACCGCCTAAAATTAATAAAACCGGGCCAATAGCTGCTGCTACCATCCCGATTTTTACAATAAACTCCTGTTGTCCCTCATCTAAGCTGTCAAACCAATCCGCCACACCTTGTATTTTTTCCGCTGCTGTCTCCATCATCGGAGCCAGCACATTCATAATGGTTTCGCCAAGCCCAGCCAAGGATTCCTGAATGTTTTGCATCGACATTTCAAACTTTGCGCCACCATCCAGCAGCTCATCATAAGTTCCGTCTAAGGTTCCATCAGAATTTTCAACGACTGCTAAAAACTCCTCATAAGAGAACCGACCACCTTTGATGGCATCGGCTAAATCAGGTCCCGCCTTTTGACCAAATGTCTCAATGGCCATCGTCGTTGCGCTGGCAATATCCGGCGTTTCTTCAATGGCTTTTAGCGTCTTTTTAAATTCTTCCCGGGGATCTTTACCCGCTGCAGCCCAATTGGAAATGGCTTTCTTCATTCCGCTAAAAGCGATCTCGGTATTAACCCCAGCCTTTTCCCATCCAGCAAAAATCGCTATAGATTCCTGAGTATCAAAACCCAACGCTCGCATTGGAGCACCATATTTGGTCAGATTCTCAGTCAGTGATTCAACCGAAATTCCAGATGCTTGACTGGCAGCTGATAATTGATCAAGGATTGTTTTATAATCGGCTGTATCAATCCCTGCGTCGCTCATTGCCCGGGAAACAAGCTGGACTCCTTGGGTGGCATCCACTCCGGTAATCTCAGCAAATTTTAGAAAGTCTTTACTCATACTTTCCAGGCCATCGCCAGTGGTTCCAAAGCGGGTATTAACCTCCCCAATCGCTCCACCGACATCGTCAAAACTACCGATGACTGACCCCGAAACATTTTTGAATACTTTTTCTAAATCGCCGGCAGCATCGCCGGTGGCTCCGGTAGCCTTAATCATAACGTCCATGCCATCATCAACCGCATTAAAGGCCACCACACTGGCAGCCCCTAAAGCAACAATCGGAGCGGTCACATATTTTGAAAACCCTTCTCCCGCTGAATTTAATCCATTCCGGATACTGTCAGCCTTATCAGCCACGGCCCCGAACTTTTTACCTAAGATCTCGGCATTATTTCCGGCCAGATCCATTTCATTATTGGCTTCGCTCGTATCAACAAAAATCGAACCAAACAGTTTAAAGATCTCAAACGCCATTAGCTACACCCCCTTTCAGGGTAAGGTTGATGATCTTTTCAACTTTTTCATTAATTTCGCTGATCGTCTCTGCTTTCGTTTTTGGTGCCGCTCTCGGCTGGGCGCTTTCGATTTTGGCAAGTTCTTTATAAGCTTCAAAGGTGATAAAGTTCTCTACCCCCATATGCCGGTAATCAACTAAATAACGGTCCCACAATTTCGCATCCTCTTCTTTTTCAAAGGCTTTGCCAATAAATGCGAGACCGCTATCAATATCCATATTTAAAATATAGTCGATGTTGTTATATCGTCTTAGGAGCAACTCCTCGATGTCAGTAACATCTACTGAGTTGCTGACTTGAAAAAAGATGCCCACTTCTGAGCATCGGCCACATCTTTCAGTTTTTCAATAGTATCCATCAAATCATTCTCGGCCACTTCTTCCGGTTTGCATTGGAAAGGCCGGGCAATAAAAGCATAGATTTCATCTTCGGCTTTCTTGTTTGCAAAGATTTCCATCACCGAAAAAGCAAGATCAATCCCGACCTCTGCCTGGGATGGTTTTTCCTGAACAACTTCTGGTGTTTCGGCTACTTCATCCCCTACCACTGTCAATTTAGGCGGTTTTTCTTTTTTCGGAATATTCTTTGCAACCTTTTTAAGCTCATCCTTCACTCCGGTTCGCTTAACCATCCGCATAAATTCAAACAGATCCGCTGTATTTAGTTTTCGTACATCTTCAATCATTTAATTATTCTCCAATTCTGTAAGTTTCGGTCATGGTCGCACTGTCGGCCATACCGGATTTGATTGCTTTTGCTTTTAAAATCGTGTCAGCTGCCACAGTAATTTCAGTGGAGTAAGCTGTATCATCTGCCGTTGGCTCAAAACCGTTGGTTGTGTAATAAATCGTTGCGCCCACTGTTGCACATGTTAAGCTGACAGTTTGGCTGGTTGCATAGGTTCCACCCTTCACGCTGGCAACCGGAGTAGCAACATTAGATCCTTTTGGATAATAGATCCGATAAGGTGGCGCATCCAGGGTGCCTTCACCAGTGTCCTCGTAATGGCCATAGACGGTAACGGGGATGACCCCTTCTTTTTTATCCTCAACCTTGATATTTAACCCATCGGTTGACAGTGCATTGAAGACCTGAATAATAATGGGCTCCTCACTGCCGGTAATGGTGCCAATATAGGTGATGTTATCCACATAATCCCCATCCTCAAAGGCATTTCGTCCGGTGATAATGTCATAGGTGCCATTGGTGGTCGTATCAACATCAGCAGCACCAAGAGCCATGGCTAAAATTGCCGGGGTGGTTTCAATAAAGTTCATGGTCATGGATACATCAATATAATCAATGATCTCAGTCCCCTTGCCTTTTCCGGGCAGTCCATCAATCTCAATGTTTCGAATCTCAGCAGCCGCCTTAAACTCACCACCGCCCTGAGTAGCTCCAATGAGTTTTCCACCAAGTCGGGCAGATTCATAGGTGTCCGTACCGACAATAAAATTTTTAAAAAACGCACCGGCACCAGTATGGAGATTCTCCATGGTTTTCGGATTGTAACCTGTTCGTACTTTTCCCATTTTTTATTCTTCCTTTCCGTAATAGCGGACCAAGAAAGATTCATTAATCCGCTTAATAATTGTTTCATCCAACCGTTGCCGGTCATCATTTTTATAGATTGTAATGCTGTGATTTTCATTTGTTAACGTATATTTATTCAAATAATCGCCCACATTATCCGCTAATGTTTCCAGTTCGATGGAGTCCGGTTTGTCCGCCCAGTAGTCCAGTTCCAGTTTTTTACTGGCCCCGATATCGCTTATCTGAAAGGTGATATAAGGGTAAGGAGTAGTTTTGGTCGCCTTCATATAAAAAACGCCCATATGGACGTTTCGAATGATTTTTTTGATTTCTTCAATTAGCAGCACCGTCTTACTCGCCATCTGAGCCACCTTGATAGTCCTCTTCATTGATTTTAGCCAATGCAGCCGCTTCGGATTCCAATGAGCTTAAATATTGAGATTCAATCTCAACGATTTTGGCAATATTGTCCTGGGTAACTTTGGTCAGTAAACCAAGCGCCGGAGTCTTTGATGATCCCTTTTCCTGGAAGCCACCATAAAAGGCGTTAGGTTTCAAACCCACCTGCAGATCACAATCTTTTTTTCGCACCCAATACTGGGTAAACTTGCCAACCTTGCCCCGGCGTTTTTTAAAATGTCCATAATAAGCCAGACGAAATTCTTTTGTCAGATACTTACCAACATCCCGGAGGGCTGCCCGGGTTAATTCAGACAGGGTATATTTAACCCGATCCACATTTGATGTATATTGAATCGTGGTTTTCCCCTTCTTAACCAATACTTTCGTCACTGATGGAGGCATCCCCATGTTTAATCCCCCTTTCAAGAACTACTTCGATATCCTCACTGTCAACCGCATAGGTCCGGATCATGGTATAAACCTCATCCTCAAACTTAATATAGCGCTGGCCTGCATAATCAGCCTGTTTTAAAGTCAGGGTGATGGATGGCTTATAATCAGTGGTCGCTGCCTGATAAAACTCCGACATCCGGATTGATTTCTGATCACAGAAAACATAATCTTCAAAGGTAACAGCCTCATACTTTTCACCGATGGCGTTTTCTGCTTCAGCTTCGATCCCCAAATAACAGATACTTATCCACATTTACACACCCTCTTCCGGTAAAACAATCACTTCGATAGGTTCCACATTATAGTCACCACACAAAGCCAGATGCCGTTTAATGGCTTCGTAGCTTTCCATATATTTTTCACCGTCTTTGTTATCAAGGCCGAAATTGGCTTTTACGTAGGTCTTAACCGCCTGCTTAATCAACGGGTCGGTATCGTCGATGATTTTCACCCCGGATATGGAAAGATCCAGCTTACAGGCTTCAATTAGATCGGTTATTTCTTCATCGAAAACAATATTTTTAATCCGTAAGGCATTTCTGATTGATTCAATCATTTAATTCACCCATTAAAAGGGGGCATTGCCCCCTAACCCTTCTATACCTTTTTGATAAGCGCAAATGCCTTATTTGTCACCACATCACCATCAATAATTGAATAGCTCATGTAGGTGGTTGTTCTGGCCTTAATATGATCTTCCTGATATAAGGTAATATCCTGATTAACGTTCATGGCATAACCTCGGCCATAATTACCAATGAGAATATTTCCTTCGGCCGCCGCTTCTTCTTTTACCGGCAAGCCAAACATACGACCAACACCGGCACCAGTAGGATCGGGAACAAAATAAGGATTTCCCATTTCATTTAAAACATTGGCCAGCTCATTCCAGATTGTGGCATTATCGGCGTAAATGGCTGCCCCACTTCCCAGATACCCACTTTTAATTTTTGCCAAAGCCGATGTAATCTTTTTATAGGTCAGGGGATCAGCCGTCGCAAAGGTAATAACCTGTGGCGTTCCTGCTTCTGCATTCAAAGCTGTTACCACACCTTTAGGCTGAGCTTTAAAGGTATCGCTTTCGCCTGGTTTTCCTTTTCCGGTAAAAACAGATTTAGCAATGGCATTCCCCATTTTTTCAGCAATTTTTCTGGCAATATAATTTAAGAAATCACCCATGGCCATTTTCTTAATCTTCCATGATACATCAACGGCTTTCGGAAGTTCGCAACCCGTTAACTCAACCGTTCCAAAACCAACATCATCTCCCTCTGCCGAGGTTGCTTCATCAATCCATTCAGCATCGGTAATGCTATCATCGTCTTTAATCAGCGTAAGATCGCCGGGGACAAAGGTTTTAAAAATATCCTGCAATACAGGGTGAGCATCGGCAATTTCCTGCCAGATTTTAGCGGTTACGGTTTCGGGAATCACCACCTGATGATCGGTGGCAGTTTGAACGGCATTTCGATAATCGGTATTGATCCGGTCGAATACCGCTTTTTCCTCCTGTGTTGAAGGTTTGTTTACCAGAAAATTATAAAAGGCTCGTTCATGCAACTCTGTTTCGGTCGTTGTTTCACCAAAACTTGCAAGTACTTGTCCAAATTCAATCCCTTGATTAACAACTGACTGTGTTTCGATATTTACCACCGGCGCCCCTCGCAAGGCTGCAGCATTCGCCTGGGCCGTTCGCTCGGCTTCAAACTGGTTATCCAGAGCCGTAACCTCGGCCATTTTCGCATTGGCATTTTCCACATCGCCACTATTAATCAATCCATCGACCTCTGCCAACAATTCGTTTCTCATTTTCAAATACTGTTCTTTAGTCATTTTTTACATCACCTTTCAGTTTTAAATAATTTAAATAAGCCTTTGCTGATTCAAGATTCTGATCAACAAGGGCTTTTAGTTTGTTTTCTTGATTTTCATTTTTCTCCGGAGCGTTTCCCCGGGATTCCCGCATTTTGGCAATCACACTAGGGCTTAACCGGGGGATCGCTGCGTACATGGCTTTGGCGTTTTCTTTCAAAACACTATTAAATAATTGATTCTGATAGAATCCCTCTTCATCATCAACATTAAACAGCACCTTATCCACAAGCCCCAGCGCCCGGGCATCATGGGCAGTCATCCATGTGGTCTCATCCATCAGCTTTAACGCTGCCTCCATGCTCATGCCAGATTTAACACAATAGGCATTGGCAATGGAACGATTGGCTTTCTTTAAGCTGTCCGATGCGGAATCCATATCCCGGTAATCCCCACTCTGACGCGTCCACACATTATGGACCATCATCTGGGCGGTCGGACTCATTTCACAATAACCGGCCATCGCAATCACGCTGGCAGCACTGGCCGCCAAACCCGTCACCTTGATTTTCACGTTGTTGTAATCCTTAAGGGCCGTATAAATTTCCGATGCAACAAAAATATCACCACCGGGACTATTCACCGAAACTTCCAGTACATCACCATTAGCCGACCGAATCTTATTACGGATATCTGCTGCCGTAGTGCAGGGCTGTTCAAAGTAATCATAGATCCACTTATCACCATCCGGGACAATCGTCCCTCTTACTTCAATTTCAACAGGCATTCTTATTCACCTCCGTTCTCAACTTTTGTGTATTCTTTCACCGGCTGTGTGTCAAGTCGCCGGATGGCTTCATCCCCACCGGTTAATGGGGTCAAGTTTCCTAAAATTTTACGCCACTCGTTAGGTGTCATTGATCCCCGATCAACCGCTTGGTACAATGCCAGTTTAGTGCTCATGCTGGCATACTGCAGATTGGAGGATTCAAACATAATCGAATTACCAAAACCCCGCTGTTTCCGGCTAAATAATTTTCTGGTGTATTCTCCGGATGCCTGCAAAGCCCATGGCTCAATCTCAGCTTCATAATAAGCATTCCATTCATCCTCGTTATACCGGCTCTGAATGATCTTCTCATTGGTACCAAAAAAAGAAAAAATACGCTGCGTGGTTTTATCCATCTGTAGCGCATTGGGAACATAATCATGGGGGGTGACCTGAATAGCATCCATCTTGGCATCGGTTGATGCCGCTCCCCCAGAGTTTTCGATACTTAAAAAGGTATTTGTAAATTGATCAGTCTCTTTCTTGAGATCCTCCGGTCTCAGGGTCGTATTAAATTTAAGCAACCATTTTACGATCGCACTATTTTTAATCGCCTTGATGATCCCCTGATCAGTGGTATTAACAATTTCCATCAATGGAGCCAACGCCTGCTGGGGGCTTTCCCCAAAAATATCATTGGTGTTAAAATCCTGTCTCAGGTGAATCACATCCACATAGGGGAAGGTGACCAGTTTGCCATTAAGCAAAAAGCAGCGCAAAAACAAATCCCCGGCTTTATTATAAACCGCTTCCACGGTTGTTGCCGGAATTGGATAAATCGCCACCGGCATTTCACTGGCATCCCTGACAATATAAGCAAAAGCATTATTATTAAGCTGCAATTGCGTGGCCAGCTTTTCCTGCAGCATCTGCCCGGTCATGTAAGGATTTGGTTCCTCCAGTAAAAAACGCATGTAAACCTCCGGATTCACCTGAAAATCCTTTCCGGTTTGCCGGACATGTTTAGCGGTCAGCTTACCAATGGCTTTTACCTTTGGCCGGATGCACGACCTCACCAGGTCAGAATGATAAAGATTCCCATTCCATGCAAAGAACCCATTCCCCTGTTCGGTAATCATTTCCATTCTGGAAACAGTTGGACTCTTATTAAAAAATTGTTTTACTTTTTCAAACAAGGCACACCTCCTAAATCATATTTAAATATTCGGCCATTTTATCCCGAAGGATGACCTTAACAATAATCATGGCCACAGCCCCATCAATTTTCTGTGTTTGCGACACACCCTTAACTGGTTGAATATTCCCATTGATATCCACCTTCACTTCCAGATTCTTAAGACACCACTTATCAATCGGATGGTCATTATAAACTGACTGCTTGGCGATCAGCTCAGCCTTAAGCTCCTTCATCGGCATGGATAAGGTATAAGACCCCTGCCGAACTGAGATCATTGCATTTTTACCAAAGTGATTTTGAAAAGCCATCAATAAACTGGCATCCACATGCCAGGGATCGTAACCAATCCAGGGAATATAAATGTCATACACATCTTGGACTTCAATAAACCATTCTAAAATCGCATAGGGGTTAATCCGGTTCCCCGGGCAAACTCTCAGCAATCCCTGCTTTTCCCATAACAGGTATGGCACCTGATCCAATAATTCTTTATTATTCAAATTTTCTTCCGGCAGCCAGTACATCGACAGATAATAGTCTTTATCATCATCCCTTCTTTTGCAGACAACTTTTGCTGCTGCAAGGTCTGTTGTTTCAGCTAAATCAAAACTACCAATGCCATACCGAAAGCCCATTTCTTTCGCTTCGAATTTTTCCGGGTTATACAGTTCTTCCCAGCGGAGCCATGCGGTAGCAGCGTTTTCTGTCGCGCAAAAATCTTTAACCATGACTGTGGCTTTAAACGCCGGATCTTCTTTAGCCTTATTCACAAAACCCCGAAGAACTTCGATTTTCTTGATAACACCAAGCCCCGGGTTTGCTTTAATCCAGCATTCTTCTTTATCCCATTCGTCCCGGTCATCCAGCTCATAGATAAATGGCAAAAATGTATCATCAACTACCTTGCCATCCAGCACCTTACAGGCATACTCATACTGACTGTCAAAAATGCACTCACGCACAAAACCATTGGTCGAGATACAGGTTAAAAGCGGCTGATCCCGGGAAGACGTTGATTGGATCATCAGATCATAGAGATCACGGTTCTTAATGGCTGCCAACTCATCGATAATAACGCAGTGCGAATTCAAGCCATCCAATCCATTTACATTACTGGCCAAAGCTTTAATAAAAGAGAAGTTGGCATCAAAGAATAAGTCGGATTTTCGTTTTCTGATATGTCTGGACAATGACTGATCTTGCTTAATCATGTTCCAGGCTTCATTAAACCCCTTCGATGATTGTTCCTGCTTGGTCGCAATGAAATAATTCTCAGCGCCGCTTTCACCATCAGCCACCGTCATTTCGATGCTTGTTGCTGCAAGCTCGGTTGTCTTGCCGTTTTTCCGGCCCCGGATATCCAATACTTCCCGGTATTTTCTAAAGCGGGTATTTTTATCAACAAATCCATAAATTGCCTGGTATTTAGCTTTTTGAAAAAGCATCAACTTTAATGGCTCACCCAATACACCCTGGGACTGCTTACAGAAAGTCTCAATAAATTCAATCGGGCGGTTAGCCAGATCTTCATCAAAAACGAATAGCCCTTGGTGTTTGAGATCATACATCAGCTTTTCATAAACCTGTTTGATCCGATAGCAGGCAACAATATCGCCGGACATGATGGCATCGTAATATTCCTCAATAAATTCTGCTCGGCTCATTTTTTAACCGCTTCCTTTCCGGACTGGAAAAACTGCAGGAGCTGATCCTGCTCTTCTTTCTGCTCCTTCGCAGGCATCAAGTCGATTAACTGCTTCATGATATTATCATACTGCTTTCCATAATCCCGAAATGCTTTTGCTTCGGGTCTCTCTCGATCAAAAACCTGAGAACCATTTTTAAACTTTTCCATCAACCCTTCTTTGATCAGCTTCTGCTTGAGTTCCTCAATTGACACCCTCATAAAAGCAGCATCAGAAATAAGACCTTCCAAAACTTTGATAATGTCTTTATCCATCTGCATATTTTTATAAATCTTCAATATCCGGTTTTTCTCAGCCCTGATCTTCTTTTCTTTTTCTAATTGTTCGGCTATGCCCAAAAATATACCCCCCTCCTTTTTTGAAATTTTCGTGCGGAGGAACAAAGAGGTATCCACTCCGACGGTCTCCTGATGGCCCACCCCATGTTTTTTTAGGGGGGCCTATGCTTTGCGATTTCTAAAATAATTTTTCAGAATTTCTTTTTTTAATTCCTTATCATTGCACTCAGCATCGTTCATTATGTTTGCAATACAAGATTCAATATCAGTATCAATTGAAACGATGACTGCATTCAATCGCCCAGCAATTAAGTCACGCTCTTTATCCTTTGGCAATGAAGCAACGATCCAAATGTTTCTTGCATCGATCTTGCCATCAATGATTAAGCGATACAGATAATCAATCACACCGGCAACAGTCTCAGTAAGATTGTCCGGCACTTCATCCTTACCACGTAGGCTCAAGGCCTGACCAACCTGGTTGAAGTCAATGACCAGATCACCATGATCCATATGATCCAGTACATATGTTGTCTTCCCAGATGCTGGAGCACCACAGACTAACCAACGCTTAACCGGCTGAGGATTCCCCTCATCATCAAAGTACATACCGTTGTTCGTAAGCCTCACCCTTTTCCTAAAGTTATTTGATAATGGATTAGTCTTACGATGTTCATCGAAGTGACAGTCACGGCATAACAGCTCAAGGTTATCCTCACCATAAACTATTCCAGGATCATGGATATTCTCAGGCGTCAGATAAATCTTATGATGCACTTCTTCACCTGGTCTTCCACACCTTTCACAGATACCAAAGTTCTTAGAAAAGATATATTCTCTTTTAGTGATCCAACGTTTAGAGTTATAGATCTGCTTTGCAAATATGCCTGCCATGTTAGTGTTGGTATTTTCTTGGAATCTGTGGAATAACTTTTGTGAATCTAAAAATTGATCCAGACCCATATACTGTTTTTAGGATTCCATTATCGTCGATGTATTCAATTGTTACATCTTTAATTTCGTGGCTTAAAATCTCACCATCTCCTCTAAGCGTTACTACTGTATAGTCAATATCTAAAATATTATCAATAGGTCTGCTTCTTTTTCCACCAACGCACATTTCTACAATAAATTTATTTGGATCAATCTTCACAAATACACCTCAATTCTTCAAATAAAAATCCGAACATTATTTGTTACTTCTTATGTTATCGTTCGGGTTTTTCTGTTTGAATGTTTAATTTCCTTAGAGAATCACACATTCAGTTTTTCAGTTATCTTCTTACTAGTGTATAAGAAATTCAGACCTTCAATATTCACCCACTCATTTTTTAAACATTCAAGTACAAAAAAATAAAAAAAGCTCACCGTACAAAGTCAGCTAATGCCTTTGTGTACTCGTGATACTTCTCTTGATCCAGTCCTAAATATAGTTTTGTCTCTTCAATGCTCGAATGTCCCAGCAGCTCTTTGACTGCCACAACATCCTTTCCGCTGTCCATGTAAATCTTGTAAGCATAGGTTTTACGCATGCTGTGCGCCGTGATCCCTTTGATCCCAAAATAAGCAGCAGCGTCTTTCAAAATATTGCTGATTGCCTGAACGCCAATGGCTCCACCCTTCCTAGATGGAAACAGCCATTCATAATCCCGCTTATCTTTGATGTAACATTTCAACTCCTTGGCTACCTTGGGAATAATCTCAGCCTGCCGGGGTTTCCGGTTTTTCTTTCGGATGTTCTTAGAATTATATTTCTTCCCTTCCTGAATCAGGAAGTACCCATGCCGGATCGCTTCCCTGGCATCACGAACCTTAAGACCAACTAAATCACCGGCACGATAGCCGGTTGTGATGCCGATTAAAAATAAAATGTAATTACGTCTACCCTCAACCGTTCTGTTAGATGCCGCTTTTAAATAATCTTGCATATCCAGAACGTCCTGGGTTTTCTTGATTGGTTTTGACGGTTGTTTTCTCACTTCATTTCTTAACCTCCCGTTCCAATCTGATCGCTGGCTTCAGGCATCCAGTCTGTTTATATGGATCACTCAACAACCGCTTATCCAGACATTGACCATCCCGATTATGCGTACAACCCTTACAATCACATTGATTATTCATTTAGAAACTCCATTTCTGGCAATAAAAAAAGCAACCAATTTTCGGCTGCTTAATTTTTTACCTTCTTTTCTATTTTAGATAATATCATGGTTTTAAAAAAATTGCTGTCACATGTTTTGTCATATTTCACTGTCATTTCCCAAATTTTTTGATATATTTCTTACATACCCATAGCTATAATCCAATACCAAGGCAATTTCCTGCAAGCTGTATCCCACCTGATCACGAAGGTATTTAACTTTCACATTAACATTATCGATCCCCTCAATATGTTCAATGATTTGCCCTCTGAGATTCTCCAATATTTTTATTTCTTTCTCATGTTCATTAATCTGCTGCTGCAGCTCCATGATCTCCGGAAGAATATCTTCAAACGCCTTTGAAGAATTACCGTGGATGGATTCCGCATCATTAGTTATACAGCTGGTTTTAATAACGTCCGGAGACAATTTAACCATCAGTCTTATTTTCCTTCGGATCAAATTATCCCGGCATTTTGTCTCTATGTTGATCATCTCTGTAATACTCTGAATCTTTGACATTTGCTTCCCCCCATGTTAAAATAAATTTAATGAGCAACTTGGGGCGAAAGCTCCTTTTTTTATGTCCCGAAATATTTTTATATTTTAATTTTTAAACTATCTTCATCTCAACCTGTCGTGTTGGTTGATAATTCATCCAAATTACTTCAACTGCTGATTTTCCACCTTCAGCCAAAACATTCGCATATTGTTTGCTCCATCCACGCAATAAATCATTATACATATCGTTGTCATAGCCAGATATAATAATAAAAGCCTTATGATTTATAAGAACATCAATCAATTTTTCGTGGTCCTGATCTTTCATTTCATGTTTGTAAATTCGTTTACTTCTTGTTGATAGCAAATAAGGTGGATCAATATACATCAAAACATTATCACGGTCATATCTCTCGATTATTCTTATCGCAGGTTGATTTTCTATTTGTACAATACAATTATTACTGCATTGAAGTCTTTCAGTAACCTCCATAATTCTCTGTGGCAACCGATTATGCCAATGTGATAAATTACCATTAAATCCCTTTATATTGTTTCTGAACCCTGTTTTATCTGAAGACTTCGCTCCAATAGCCATCCACATTCTTACCAAAAAACGTCTTGCATTTTCAATCGGATCATCAACACTGATGTAACTTAATTTATATTCATCTCTTGCCCATGGTGTCATCTCTACCAAGGATGCCAGTTTATCTGGGTGTTCTCTAATTACCTTAAATAAATTAACAACATTTGTATCAATATCATTAATTGTCTCAACCTTAGATCTTTTTTTATTGAAAAATACTGCCCCCGATCCGAAGTAAGGTTCTAGATATGTCATATCTTCATAACAAGCTGGAAAATTATTTATAATCCAGCTGGTCATCGACCACTTACTCCCAGGATATTTCAATACTGTTTTCATCTCTTTCTTCATCTGATTAGCTGACAGCCTGAATATTTGGCTCATAATTTCGGCATTTATTTAAAAGATGAGCATTCGCCGAAGCCGAACAATTATTTTTAAAATAATTGTTATAATATTTGCAATCCTTCTTTTTACAGGCGTTTTTCTTTTTCCCTTTCATATGTTCCTCCTAAATATTGAAACTTCTAAAGTCTGTCCCCTTTTTCATATGCATATTTATTGCTGCTGGCCGTTGCCACGATCTGGCGAACTTTTCGACTTCTTTGGAATACTTTGTTTTTTCATTCGTGAAATCTCTGTACAGCTGGGCAAATGGCATGGCCCCAGCCCACCAAATCTTTTGCAGTCGTTCTTCATTTTCGCTAATGTCGCCATCAATCAACGCATAACATTTTATATGCTCTCTTGTAAAACCTGCCTTTACCAACTTTACCGCTGCTTTTTCAAAATTTTTAAACGCCCCATCGGTATCGCATGCTAGCCACAATTCATCTATACTCAAACCTCGCACATTATCAACAAAATGATCATCAATCAAATCGACTTCTAAACCGCCTTTGAACTGAATTCGCTTTTGAGTTTTCAGCATCCTAAACACTTTGTCTTTATGCTGCCGTGACGTTTGGAGAAAATTATTATCCTGAATCACATTTCCCTGACAAATTGGAATCTCTTTTAATTTCCCTTCAATCTTCGGGACAATGCACCATGGGCAATTGTTATTGCATCCACGCGATGTAAAAATTATATTTGGCTTCATATAAAGGCCTTGCGTAAACCCATCTATTTGACTTTTAAATGCCGGTCCGCCTAATTTAACTGGTCTATCTTGCGTGGATCGGAATTGAAACGCCATTTCTTGGCAATATTTTCTGTCCCACGTGAACGAGCATGAAATATGTATTTCGTCAAATTCAGGAAATATTTTCCATGACGGCGACTGTATTATTCCATTGGGATAATAAACAAGCGAATCGATTGGTGTATAACTTGTCTTCTTCGGAAATATTCTTAGTATTTTCATCTTTTTCTCTTACCAAACGCACCGATCACACCTCCACTTTGCATTGGTTTAAAATAATACCCAAAACACTCTCGGATAGACAATTTACTTACGTCTGCTGAGAAAAACTCAATGCCTTTTCGGTTTTGGCAATTAACATGAATCAAGCAGTCTCCTTTTAGTATCTCCTCCCCAATTTTTTCGCACAGCCCCACACTTGCATAAAATGAATCACTGGTGCCATCCCGATATAATATTTCTAGTACCCCAAATTTTTTACTTTTCATAATGCTCCACCATCTCCATTATTTCTTGAGCCAGCAGCTTCCCTTTTTCAATGTCCACTGCAAAGGCCCCATTTTTTGCTGAAGTAATGACTAGGCTATCACCCTTGATAATGTATCTCAGGCCAGTAAACCGGTCGCTTTCTACTTCAAACCCTTCTTCCCGATCCCGACTTTGATTTTTAAAATTATAAATCCTTTTGATAAAATCCATTTCATTCCGTTTTTCTCCTTGAGTTTAATTCAATTTCCGCAATCGATTTTAAAATTGGGTAAACCTGCTGTGGAACAACAGCATTTCCTATGCATTCAAGTCGGTCCATCCCTTCGGAAAGCCCATTATCATTTCGTTTTTTTCCGCTGCTTGGATTGGAGATAGCCCCATAAAAATCCAGAGATAAATGCTCCGCATTGTTCCACGCTTCGAACGCATTCGAAATATCGATGTCTGGACATCGGATGCCATGTTCTTGTTCCAGGCCATCCCATCGCTTGCCAATGGCGTAGGAAACGATAAACACCCGGTCCCGTTTATGCGCTGCGCCGATGCTACAAGCTGGTATTTGAAATACCCCCCCCTGATAACCGATACTTTCCAGCTCAGAAAGTATTTTTTCGATTCCCATTCTGAGGATGCCAACAACATTTTCGCCAAGCACCCAAGTGGGTTTGATCTCTTGGATAACTCTAAACATTTCTGGCCAGAGATAACGGTCATCTTCTTGGCCTTTTCGCTTCCCGGCAATACTATATGGCTGGCAAGGGAATCCCCCGCTAATAATGTCAACTGTTCGCATTCCCGTTCTTTCATAAAAATTTTCTCCAGTTAATGTTCTTATATCTCGCCATCTCGGTACATCTTGCCAATGCTTCTCTAATACTTTAGTTGCATAATCCCCCCGTTCACATTGTCCGATTGTCTCAAATCCAGCCCATTCAGATGCTAAGTCAATGCCACCGATCCCTGTGAATAAGCTTAAATGAGTCAATTTATTCATTGCACTTATCCTTACCTTTTTTTCTGGGACAACCCCATATGCAAATATAAGGCGATGCTGCTATATACTCACATCCTTCACAAATCCAATTCATCCTTTTGCTCCATCCCCATACCACTTAGCTTTAACCGCCCGGATCTCAACCTTAACTTTTTCCAGCAGGGCCTTTTCCTGCTCAATGTCCTTGGGATCGGCATCAGGCCGGGTTATGTAATACTGCAGAGCATGTTTGATTGTCTGTAATCTTCGGTATTTATTCACTTTCTACCCCTTCTTTCACAAACAGCATTTGAAACCCCATGGCTCCCATAATCTTCCCCAGTATCACAGATTGTGGATCTCTTTGACCAAGTTCATAATGCCCAATACTTCTTTGCGAAACACCTGCAGCAAGTGCTAACGCTTCTTGTGACCATCCGCACTGTTCTCGCTCTTTTTTTATTCGTTCACCAATCGTCATTTTCCTGTCCTCGTTCCAAAGCACTTGTTGTTCCAACCTGGTGGATACTGTGGCAAAAGCATTTTTCCACTTTCCTCACAAAACAACGCATTACCTACTTGCGTCAACTTTTCGCATTGCTCACATGGAGACGCTTTTCTTTCCAAAGCTATTTCTAGTGCTGTTTTTTTCATTCACTCCTCCTGAAACTTATAAATCTTTGCCGGCACTCCATGAAATAACTTTGTTGTCCGATTCTTCCTGATAACCCGGCAGATCACCGGGATCTCAGCTTTACAGATCTCAGCCAATTCATTCAGGCTGCCAGCGGTGGCCAAGGGCCATTCATATTTGCTTGTGTCTGCAATCAGGTAAATCATGCAACCTCAATCCTACCCAATTCATTTTTTCTATAAAAATCAGATTTGAATACCGGAAAGTGCGGATAAAGATTACCGTTCGAGCAGCTGCAGCGAGCCACGCACTCGTGGCCATCTTGTTCGAGAATGAACAGCAACCCCCGTCCACCGCAAAGCTCACAGTCTTGTCGTTCAACCGTGATTGGCTTATGCAAGGTTCGGGCAATCGATAAAATATCCCCGGGCTTTGGCTCTCTGGATTCGCCTGATTTCAAATATTTAATATACGCCTTATGGCAAGTATCGTAGGGCACGTTGTCCAGAATCTCTTTCCATGTTTCGATGGTGACATCCCGAACACTAATCCGAGGAAAGCACCCTTGCATTTCCTCCAGAAAGTTGGTTGTTTCCGCATGATTCAATTTTTAGTTCCTCCTGTCTTTCAAATTGTAGCAGCTTTTCAATTTTTGCTGTTTCGATAATCTCAGCTATCGATGGTACATATTTACAAGATTTAATCAATTTTTTTGTAGCTGGTAATGCAAACCGAAAATCTACATCTTCCAGCAGATTTGCCCAGATCTTTTGATTAAAATCACTGACTTGAAAATTTTGATAAACAGCAGCCAATGTCGCTAATATTTTTGCTGTTTCTGCATTAGTCAAAGATTGATCCTCCTTTTTCTAGCTCATATTGATTTTGAAGATTTGACAGCGCCCCCTGCATATTTCTGGGAATCTTGGTTTTGTTGTCATAGTTCCCTTCGAGGATCTTAACAAAGTTCTCTGACTTCATGATCCAATCAAAACTGGCCACCCAGCCACGTTCGTTTATCCCACAGAGAAAATCACTTTTGCCAGCTTTGAAAAAACAAACACTGACTGATTCCCGCCCATGCTCCTTAATACGCTGTTGGATAGTATTTCGACGTTTTGGCGTTAAGGCCGTTACCTTAGGCAGACGAGAAACAACCTGATTAAACTCATCCACCACATTATTCAGTTCCACCTTTCCCGGTTTCCTTGCCAATTCGATTGCAGTCGTTTCGGGAGGACTCTCTCTATCTGTGTTTACATCTGTGTTTATATCTGTGTTTATATCTGGTATAGGTTCGACATTCCTGTCACTTCTATTTGACAAACCTGTCACTTTCATTTGACAATTATGTAAAATGGAAATGCCATAATCAGTAAATGCATACCACAAAGTACGATCATACTTTAATTCATTAAAATTGCCTTTTATGATGATTCCTTTTTCAATCAAATCGTCCAATATTTTCCGGATTTGTCGATCCGACCAGAATGGGAATAATTCTTTCCATGCCTTGATACTGTTAAATGTCCAGTACCGGCCATCATGAAAATGCTTATCGTTGGCTTCGTTCTTCTTAATCCAGAATTGAAGATTTTGAACAACAATGGCCGCATTAACCCCCAGCTTTTCAGCTACATCTATGTCAAAATTATAATTCACGCCACATCCTCCAGATTTTCAACACCTGCCCATTCCAGGGCCTTTTCAAAGTGAGTGGTGTATTTTGTCAGGACTTTAAAATAATGGGTAACACCATCTGTTTTTATTTTAATTTCCTTATAGCTTGGTGCTATGCAATGAAGCACTCCATTATTTTCAGGTTCTTCAATGCTAAAGCCCTTCTTTTCTAAAATTTCAATCACTTTCTGTATTGTGTAAGATCTCATGATATCCCTCCATTTAGTAGAATTCCGGTTGAGCCGAAACCCAACCGGTTAAAATAACTAAGCGATGATCGTATAGCCTTCCCCTAGTTCAAATTCAAGATAATCCTTGATTGACTGCATGGCCTTGTTTTTCCATGCCCCGCCATCAGCTTCAAATAGGCCGACATTGCACTTATCATCAACTCTCAGAATAAAGGGGCTGATTGGCTGTTCGATCTCCGAAAATGTCCGAAATGGGGCAAGCCTAACAGGGTTCGGGATCTGTTCTTCCCGTACAAGAGCAACCCCAGACTTGGAAGCAACTGTTTGAGTGATGCCATCATCTTCCAATTTGACCTCATTTTCGTATCGCATCTTACCGATGCTTCGTAACACTTCAGCCCTGTCCGCAACATCGGCAAAGCGAGATTGCAGCATAATATTAAATGTTTCCCGGTCAATAAAACTGTTTAATCTAGATTCCGGTGGCTCTGCCTGAGCCCGGATATAATACTCACGGTCACGGTAGACAAAATCCAATGCTGACATAATTTGGACTGATTGATGATCTATGACATGAATGATCATCTTATCCGCATCTAATTTGTCAATATTAGCTTTAATAAAATCGACAATTGCTGTTAGACTCTTTGTCTGGATGGACTTAGGTTTAGGCGGTTCAATTTGATATAAATCTTTCGTGGAGTATTGAACCCCTTCAACCTCAATTAACTCTGCTGCTGCCATTTCCTCAATTTTTTCTAAAAAACTTCGATCAATCATTTTCTTGCTCCTTCCATTGCAATAATATTGTCCATATCAATTTGACCAGGCACCTTGTCGGAAATCTCGGACACCGTTACACCAGCACCGGTCTTTTCCATCAAAATATTTGTTGCCAGCCCCTTTAACGGGGCCGAGGTATGGCTCACTTTAATATCCACATTTCCCACCATGCGCTGTTCATCGGGTTTGATAGACAGCTGGATAGAAATTTTTCTTGTCGCTTTAGGATCTGTGTTCAGATCCTTGATGTTTTTTAGCACCTTATCCATTTCATGTGCAAACAACTCCTGTAAACCACCACCGGCAATTTCATTCAAATTCATAATTTTCCTCCATATTATTTTCAGGATACTGAGGCTTAAGCCCGATCCCTTTTCTAAACTTATTAATCATTGTCCGATACTTACTGTCGCCTTTTTGCAGGGTCGACTCCTTTTCCTGTAGCTCCAATATTCTGGAATGTTTGATTCGGTCATCCTGTTTATTATTTTTATTCATCCCGCCCTTTCCCCACTATACAAACGCATATAAATATGCTAAAATTGATAAAAGAATAATTACCTGCCGAGGGTAAAAACTTGAGATCGTTGTTCCAGCAACGGTCTTTTTTCTATTGCGGAGAAAATTAAACTCCATCCGGACATAATGCCTTCCATTACTTCTTTTATAAATGTTTCCGAGGTTTCTATCTCATGTTCATCAATACGGTTATCTAAGATAACCTTTCGCATTTCGCTTTCCAAAGGGTGTATATCGCTTATTTCAGCCTGAAATTTCAAAAATGCTTCCGGCAAATTAGTTACTTCAATATTTGGAAAAATCTCCCGACCGATTAAGGTGTTTTCCTTAAGATGAAGCAATGGTAACCATGGTGTACCGTATATTTTTGCCATTCTCAAGATTACTTCATCCGGGGGAACGTTTTTACCCAATTCATAATTCGACAATGTGTGAGTATGGACATCCAGCTTTTCCGCTGCCTCGTCCTGGTTTAAATTTGCATGATCTCTGCATATCCTGTAGATGCTTTTACATGTTTCTTTCATGTTCTTTTCTGATCCTTTCAAGTAAAATTAAAATGTAATACTCCTTAATCTCTCCCCCTTCAAGCTCCAACAGCCTGATCAAGTTCCACGCATAATTCTTTACCTTCTTCATCCTTCATTATTTGATCAATTAGTAATGCCTCAAGAAAGTTTAAACAATCTTCAAACTCGGACAAAGCCGAATAATTATCTAGGCGAATTGTCATGTCATTTTCACAATTCCGATCCCATCCATTTTCAAACATATAAACTTCAATGGTGCCAATATGTCCGGACAGATGGAAAAATACACAAAGTTTTCCTGCTTCTCTATTTCTCTTGTCACCAATCGAATTGATATCCAGACAACAAAGTGCAATTGCTTTGGTCAGTTCCTTCTTTTTTTCCAGCTCGAAACCATCTTTAATAAATTCGTTCATGTTCATGATTTTCTTCTCCTTTTCTAACTGGCCACCTGATTTTCAGGCAAGTATGGTTTAATATTGTTCATGTCTGTTAAATCCATTCCGTCATAATTGGCCATGAAGCTTTCAAGCGTAATTCTTCGGATCTTTAAGTGTCCCAATTTTAAGGCTCTAAGCAATCCTTTGTTAATCAGTTCATAGACAATAGGTTTGCTGCATCCGAGTATTTTTGCGGCATCCGCAACCGTGTAGAGTTTATCTTCCATACATAACGCCTCCTATTTTTTATTAGGCTATCTCCTCAAAATATATTCTGCCTTCACTGAAATCCTCATCACATTCATTACATAAAAATGTCTCTGTGAAATTATCACCATTTTCTAATGTAGCGGTATAAGCGATATCATCACTCATACACTCAGGGCATATAATTTTTAGCATTTTTCTCACCTATTCCATAATAATTTTTATTTCAAAATCATAATTCTCAAGTTTTTCAATTGTGTTTTTGAGCAGTTGCATTTGAACTATCGCTTGTTCTAATAATTCTTCAAATGCTTTATTGCTTCTTGCTGAAATATGCAACTCATTTTGGTTGGTGTGCATAATCATCTTATCTTTATCCAGCCTTCTCACCTCCTAACTTGGTTTTTTGTTTTCGCTAACATAACGTTGTTTTCTCCAGCAAAAAAAATATCTTCTATAGTTGCGTTAAAGTAGTCAGCAATTTCTTTTGCCATGTCTAAATTAGGTACTCTTTTCCCAGTTTCCCACATTCCCACAGCACCCGACGTTACTTTCAGTTCCTCGGCAAGTTCATTTTGTGTCAAACCATTTTTAGCTCTGTATTTCGCAATATTATTCACTCTCCACCCCCTCCTTTCCCCGCTAACGTTTCGTTGATATTATAATACAACGCTTCGTTAGCATTGTCAATACCTTTATTAACAATATGTTAGTATTTTTACTAACATATTGTTGTTTTTATTGATTCTTGTTATAATAGCCTAAATAAACAGAGTAGGTGCTAATATGTTTTCAGATCGTTTAAAGTATTTACGTTCAACTGAAGATTTAACCCAAAGAGATCTAGCTAGCAAGCTTGGTATTACCAGCGGTGCGATAGGTATGTATGAATCTGGAAAGAGATTTCCTGATAATGCAATCTTAAACAAAATCGCTGATCATTTCCACGTCTCCACCGATTATCTCCTTGGTCGAACAGACGACCCACTACCAGTGCGTGACGTTGACCAGGATCTCTACGATGAGCATGATTATAATAAAGAGCTGGATGCCTTTCTAAATGATGATGAAATGTCATCGATGTTTTATGACTATAAGAACTGGACGGAAGAAGAAAAAAGGAACCTGTTGAATATTTTAAAAGGGCAGGAAGCATTGAGGGAATTGAATAAGAAAAAATAGCAGGCTTTATTCAAGTCTGCTTTTTATTTTGTCGAATTTTTAAGAAAGTTTGACAAATGTTAAATGTTTTTAAAAGGGGGAATTGTCATGAAGGTTGGGATTAGAAAACCAAGTATTAAAAAAAGTGTGAAAGCTAGAACAACTGGTAAATTGAAAAGATCGGTCAAAAAGGCTGTTGTTCCTGGGTACGGTAAAAAAGGGATGGGAATGATTAAAGATCCCAAAAAAGCTGTTTATAATAAGGTGTATAGTAAAACCACCATCGGTGTGAATAGCCTTTCCGGGACATCTTCTTCTAAATCAAACGACCGCAAAACAAGTTCTGGCAATGCTGGAAATAATTACCAACACAAGAGTACTCCAAAACAAAATAAACCGTCAAATGGAACCTCATGGTTTATTTGGGGTGGTATTTTGGCATTATTTGCTCTCATGGGACAAAATATTGGAGCTTTTGTAATTTTTGGGGGAGTTGCTGCTTTTTTAATTTGGACAGGATTAAAAAAAAGAAAATCATTTCAATCAGCTGCACATGATAATAATATAGATCCTGCTATGAAAATCGCTGAACCTAATTTACTTTTAGAAAATGTAAACGACGATGTTATTCATGAATAAGCATAATAGTAGGTTTATTAGAGTCTGATTTTTTATTTAAAAGATGAACTTTAGAAAAATTCTGAATTTTTGAGGAGGAAAAATGAAAAAAAAACTAACTTATCTCATGATCTGCTGCTTATTCCTTGGGGTGTTATTCTCCGGAAATGTATTTGCTGAGGATCTAGCCGTAGAACAGACCAAAAATGTAAAATACGCCACCCATGTCCAAAATGAGGGATGGCAGGATTGGAAGTATGATGGCGTAATGTCTGGCACATCCGGCAGGGGCTTACGGCTTGAAGGAATTAGGATTGAAACCGTCAATAATGCTGATCTCGGCATTGAATATTCCACCCATGTTCAGAACTATGGATGGCAGGGTTTCAAAGCCAATGGGATCATGAGCGGCACCTCAGGGGAAGGCCTACGCCTGGAAGCAATCCGCATTCGTCTCACTGGAACCGATGCTGCCAATTATGATGTTTGGTATCATGTTCATGCTCAGAACGTTGGCTGGATGGGTTGGACTAAAAACGGAGCGGATTCTGGAACTGCCGGTTATGGGTACCGACTGGAAGGGATTGAAATAAAAATATTGCCGAAAGGTTCTGATGCACCAGGCACTACAGAAAACGCATATTTATCTTATGGTTTTATTGTTGAGCAAACAGGGTTTCAGACATATGAGGATTATGATGGTACCATTTCATCAATGCTGTTTTGTTCCTTTGTCAATAATACAAGTTCACCTGTTAAAATAACTGATATTAGCTTTAGTTTAAAAGATGCAGACGATATTGTTCTTGGAACATCATCCGAAGTTTTTATCGACTATGCTCCAGAGGTTATCATGCCTGGTCAAAGAGGTTTTGCAGTCGATTCTGCCTATAAAAACTATTATAAAATCGCTTCTCTTGATGAGCCCAAAAGCATCAATGTTAGAATCAACACGAGAGAAGCCCAGGCTAAAGATATGATCGGCATATTAAACGCCAGCAATGCCTCAATAGCGCTTGGTAAAGATGATTATGCAACTCGTGTAGTATGCTTAGTAGAAAACCCGACAAACCGGATTGCATATTATAATACTGTTGTCGCCGGTCTTTATGACTCAAATAATCAACTCATCGGCTGTCTATATGATTTATCTGATTCAACAATTATCGGACCATATGAAACGGCCAAATACTCTTTAGATGGATGGATGGCGCATTCAAGTCTTTTCCAAAATGCTGTGAAAGCTGAAGCTGCTGGAAAAGTAAATTTCTATGAAGACGAAACCTTAAACATAGATACCGAATGATAATAAAGCACGATTCAATCTCCATGATAGTAGAATTTTACCGGGGAACCCATCATGGGTTCCCGATCTTCTTAACAATTTTCACTAAAATTTACTGCAATTAAATGGAACGTCTGTTCTAAATCATGCTATAATAAACAAACGTTCTGTTTAGGAGGCATGTATGAATCAAATAGCTCTCAAAAAATCTAACTTGATGAAAAAAAGATATCAAATTGATTCTTTCCCCATTCCACTCTGGCAAATCGAACAAGCGATTATAGACCAGGGGTTTGATATTGTTATTTCCAATTCTCTCTGTAAGTCATGCGTTATAAAAAAAACGGTCTATTTGCCCCACACTATGGACTTTAACAGCCGTTTTATGCTTTCGCATGAGCTTGGTCACATTCTCTGCCATAACTGCGATATTCATCGCCTGGATGATATGTCAAAAGAACAATTAGAGTCTCAAGCGAATGCATTTTCTGTCTATTTCTTAATTCCAACCCGTCGCTTTAAAATTGATTCAAAAATATATAACACTTATGAATTATCTGAACTTTACGGCGTACCTGTTGAGTTTATTAATTCATGTGTAAAAAAATATCTTGTAAATTAA